GCTTAACAATCAAAGAACGAAAAGAAACAGAAGTATTTTTTATATTAGCCAAAAATACTTTAGACTTACAAATATTAAAAGTAATTGAAAAAAAGAAAAACTTTACACTTAAATCGTATGAGCAAATTTCAAAGTAAAATAATAAATCAATATAAAAAAAACGGTTGGACTGTTTTAAATATTATTAAATTATCTGATAGCGGTTTTCCTGATTTACTTTGTATGAAACAAAATGAAATAGATACATGGATTGAATGCAAAGAGGGCAATGATACAATTAAAGCAATGCAAAAATATAGAATAGATGAACTTATAAAACTTGGTAAAATAGCTTTTTGTATCCACAATACTAAAGGAGTTATTTATCCAATTTAAAACCATTATAAACAACAACTTAAAGTAAAAGTAATACAATAATTTAATAAATTTGTAAAATGAAAATATCAGACACGATAAACGAAATAGTAAACAAGCCAGAACAATACCAAATCGGGATTGATACGTTTGAAAGAGCAGAAAAGAATATGACACTTGATGAACGTTTAGCTTGTGTAAGGTTTAATATTGATAAATACTGTTGGAGAAAAAAAGGACAAGACAAACAAGATTTTGAAAAGATTATTAACTACGCTCAATGGGCGATAAAACAATTAGAGAAATGAAATACATTTTAATATTGTTAGCCTACGAATTTATAAGACCAAAGATGATTTGGTTAAAAGATTATTTAATAAGTAAAGCAAGTTAATTATGAAAACAGCAAAAGAAAAAGCAATAGAGTTATACAGCAAAATGTACGGAGAAACTCCAGTAAGAGCTGTAATTGCAGAAATAGAAGAAGATAAACAATGTGCTAAACAATGTGCATTAATAGCAGTTGATGAGATAGACTTGGTATTACAAAAATCTACTCCAAATGACGATCCCTATGCAAACTTATCATCATTAGAATATTGGCAAAAAGTTAAACGAGAAATAGAAAAACTATGAAACAACACTATTCCTATACAGCAAATGAAATGGGCGATGAGCCTAAAGTAAAAGTAAAGTTTAACTTTTGGAAGTGGTTATTTAAATGCTAAAATCCTGCAAGACCTGCCGACACGATCCAAAGAGTTGTAAGTTTCAAAACTATAACGATAAATGTAACGGTTATCAGCAAATTAGCATCGATGAAAAGAAAAAAGAATTACACCGTTTGATAGTTTCAGGCGGTGATTATTCTAAACTTCAAAAAGAAATCGATTATTTTAATTTGGGATATCCAAAAAATTGATTATATTTGTGATTATGGCATATTCAAAAGAAAATAAAGAAACTATTTGTAAAACTATTTTTGATTTAATCGAAAGTGGTAAGTCTTTGCGTTATGCTTTAAAAGAAGTTAATTTATCTTCTAAATCATTTTTTGATTGGTTGCAAGATGATGAAGTGAAAGTAAAACAATACGCGTATGTAACAGATGTTAGAACTGAATTAAAGTTCGAAAGTATTGAACAAGATTATCTTGAAGAGCCTCAAAGAGATGCTTTAACGGGCAAAATTGATACTGGATGGGTTCAACTACAAAGGTTAAAAATTGACGCTAAGAAATGGGAGTTAAGTAAATTGAAACCTAAAAAATATGGTGACAAAATACAAACAGAACATTCAGGTGAAATTACTACAAATGTTATATCTTTAGGTAACGGAATAAAACCAAATGAAACTAATATCTAAACAGGAAAACGCTGTTTATTATTTAAAAGATAATACTACTAAGGAGGTACTTTATGGAGGCGCTGCTGGTGGAGGAAAATCAGCATTAGGTGTGTTATGGTTAATTGAACAATCACAAAACTATCCCGGTACTAGATGGTTGATGGGTAGAGCAAAGCTAAAAACATTAAAAGAAACAACTTTAAACACTTTCTTTGATTTAGCATCGCAATTAAAAATAACAGACCAATTTACTTTTAACGGTCAAAACGGTGTTATTTATTGGAAAAATGGGAGTGAAATACTTTTAAAGGATTTATACTCTTATCCAGCAGATCCAAACTTTGACGCATTAGGGTCGCTTGAAATAACAGGAGCGTTTGTTGATGAGTGTAATCAGATAAGCTATAAAGCATGGCAAATAGTTACTTCTAGGATAAGATATAAACTAAATGAATATAACCTTATTCCAAAGATATTAGGCAGTTGTAATCCTGCTAAGAATTGGACTTATTCAAAGTTTTATATTCCTAACTCAAATGGAACTATTGGCAATACTAAAAAGTTTATTCAATCGTTACCTACTGACAATCCTAACCTACCTTCATCATATTTAGAAAGTTTGTTGGCGCTTGATGAAAATAGTAAACAAAGGTTATACTATGGTAATTGGGAATATGATAATGACCCAAGTAAACTTATTGATTATGATAAAATAAATAACTGTTTTACGAATGAATTTGTTGAAGGTGGTGAAATGTATATTAGTGCAGATATAGCTCGTTACGGTAGCGATAAAATGGTAGTTTGTGTTTGGAGTGGATTTAGAGTTGTAGAGATATTCTCTTTGGCTAAAAGTTCAGTTACTGAAACAGCGGAGGCAATACGTGGATTAGCTACAAAATGGAAAGTACCAAATAGCAATATTATTGCAGATGAAGACGGTGTTGGAGGTGGTGTAATTGATATTCTCAAATGCAAAGGATTTGTAAATAATTCACGTGCTTTAAAAGAAGAGAATGTAATCGTAGAGTATCAAAATCTTAAAACACAATGCTATTATAAATTATCTGAAAAAATACAAAACAATGGTATTTATATTTATTGCTCAGATGGAACGGTGCAAGATGATATAATAAAAGAATTAGAACAAGTCAAAAGGGATAAGATTGATAATGATGGAAAACTAAGAATAGTACCTAAAGAAAAGGTAAAAGAATTTATAGGTAGGTCACCAGATTATTCAGATGCTTTAGCTTTTAGGATGTACTTTGAATTGTCGAGTAAGTTTTTTACATTCTAATTTAGAATTAATATAAATAAAAAGTATATCTTTGAAACAAAATATATTATAATGGCGAAAAATAGAATTTCAATGGCTTGGGATATACTTACAAATCCTAATAAGAATTTATTTAACGAGGCAATTTATAGATTAGTAGGAGGTCAAACAAACACATATAACCAAAGTTTAGAAGTATTATTAAATATGGGTTATGGTGCAAATCCTGATGTTAATGCTATGGTTAATCAAATGGCTTCCAAATCTACTGTAGTGCCTTATTACATAAAAAATATTGAAGATGAAGAAATTTATAAGCAAATAAAACGCTTTCCAATTGATACAACTTTACAACAAAAGCAAACTATAAAGAAGTTAAAAGCAAAAGCATACGATAGTGATAGCGAAATGCCAATGCCGTTGTTAATTCCAAATCCAACGCAAACATGGAACGATATATTATTTTTATACAAAGTTTATTTAAAGGTTTGTGGTAATGTATATTTATACAAAGTAATGTCTGAAATGGGTAAACCATTGCAGTTGTATATGCTTCCTGCACAATGGATGCAAATAGTATTAAAATCTAATGCAAATGTCTTAAGCTCTGAAAGTCCTGTTGATTATTATATTATGCAACAAGGCAATCAATTTGTTAAGTTTCCTGCTGATAGTGTAATTCATATCAAACGTTCAAATCCATTCTTTGATTATAACGGTTCACAATTATATGGTTATAGCGAATTAATGGCAGCTATTAGAAATATAAATAGTTCAAACAGTGGAATAGACCAAAACATTAAAACAATGCAAAACAGCGGGGTTTATGGTTTTATTCACGCTGGAGATGGACAAACTCCTTTAACTGCTGAACAAGGGCAATCGTTAAAAGACCGTTTAGTCGATATGAATAATAGCAGTGAAAAATTATCTAATATTGCGGGTGCAAGTGCTAAACTTGGATTTACTAGAATATCATTAACAACCGATGAATTAAAACCATTTGACTATTTAAGTTATGACCGTCGCACTTTGGCAAATTGTTTAAATTGGAGTGTAGATTTATTAAATGAAGAACGTTCTTCAGGTGGTTTTGGTGTTGATACATTAATCGAGGCACGTAAAAGGGTTATGATTGACAATATTAAACCTGATTTAGATTTGTTCGCTTCTTACTTAAATCCTTACTTTATTCAGTTGTTTAAAGGTTATGAAAATGCTTGTTTAGAGTTTGACATATCTGAAATGCCAGAAATGCAAACAGATATGAAAACCATGAGTGAGTGGGTTAATTCAGTTCCTTTAACTTTAAACGAACGTAGAGAAGTATTCAATTATGAAGAGTTAGACGATGAAATGATGAATGAGGTTTATATTCCAACTAATTTAGTAAACATAAACGATCCAAGTTTAAACGATATGCAAGATGGACAAGCTACGATATAGACAAGAAGTACAAGCCTATCGAATTGTTAGACGTAATATATTAAAGATTGTTAATGCTATTCCATTTAATAATATGGCTAAATTAACGTTTCAATCTTTGATTTATAGCAATGTTACAGAAACGCAAATTAAAGAAATGTATAAAGAAATTTACACAACTTTAATAAAGCCACAATATAAAAGAACTGAAAA